TAATCATGGCGTCAGTACGCAGCAATGCGCTAATGGCATGGGCTTTCGCCAACGATCGCGTCGATTACGAGGATGGTGGTTACGACATCACCAATCCTCTCACTACTGGTCGCAACCCCAACGTAGCATCGTACGAATACTACGATCAGCTACCAGTGGCACAGACCAACGAGTTCACTACGGCACGGTACTACTGGTCACGTGTGGCTGGTACTGTCATCATTTCCGATCAGGAAGAAGATGAGAACCGTGGTGAAGCAGCCATCTTCAAGCTTATGAAAGCCAAGATGGATGTCCTGGAAGAGAGCATCAAGGAAAAGTTCAGCGAATATCTATACGCAGCGGGCGGTGGTACTGATCCGTTGGGTTTGGCTTCGCTTATCCCTGATGATCCCACGACAGGTGTGCTCGGTGGTATCAATCGTGCTACTGAACCACAATGGCGCACGAGTTCGTATCAGTTCGCTGGTGCATTGAACGCGAGCAACATTGAGGAAGCGTTTGACGACATCTTGCTCGATCTTACGCTGAAGAGTGACAAGCCTGATCTTATCCTTGTTGGTCGCAACATCTATCGCCTGTACCGTGCTGCGGTTCGGGAGAAGGTTGTGTTCAACTTGAGCGATACCAGCAATGGTAAGCGCATGATGGATCTTGGCTTCACTGGCATTAGTCACCAGAACATTCCCATCTTGTATGATGAGGATTGTCCGGTGAATAAGGCTTACTTCATCAACAGCAAGTACTTGAGGACTACAATCCTTAAGCACGTGAACATGAAGGTGAAGTCCCTCTCTGCGCCTTGGGATACTGACGCTCATGGTTCAAGAGTTGTATGGCAGGGCCAGTTCACTCTATGGAAAGCATATCGTACGCACGGTGTGCTCAACAACTAACGCTATTGGAAGGACGAAACAATGGCAAGAATACGCGCCCGATACGCTGTTAAAGGCCCGCGGAAGGAAATGGTCACTTACCAAAAGTGTTGGATGGACCCTGAAGAGAAGTCACTCCAACAGGAAACCGTCACGGAAGAACGTGACTGCTACATGATCTACTTTCCGCAGGGCCACAGCATTCGTGTAACATCGTTCGAGCAACTTAAGTCTATGGGCTACCATCTTAAGCCTCGAATGGTTGATATGGAAACTGGTGATGTTATCGACATTGGCGGTGATCCCTACGACTTCGCCAACAACCCACAAGGAGAGGTTGACCTCAACGTGTTGGTTGAAGATGAAGAAGTAGAACACCGTCCCGCCAAAACGAAAGTAAGGAGCGAATAATGGTACAGAGAGTAGCATCGTTTCGCAACCGTAGGTACAATGCCTACGTCCCTGCGATGGGATATGCAGCCGATGTAATCCACGGTGCTGCGTATGTTGTGGATTTCTTAACCCCTGTCGCTGCTGTGGCGACGAACATTCTCAACAGTGTTGCTGGCGTAGCTGGCACTCCGTTGACGGTGTTCGGTGCGGATACTGCTGATGCTCCGTTCGGACGCAATGTTACGAACGGTGCTGGCGGTTCTGTTACTGTGCGCGGCAAAGACTACCTTGGTCAAGGCGTGACCGAAACAATTGGTGCATCAGCAGCGGGCAAAAAGGCGTTCAAGTGGATTGACGCTATTGATCCCTTCACTGGTGCAGTGATTGTTGGTTGGGGTGCATTGCTAGGACTTCCTTATCGCATGGCTGCGGTGATGGAAGAAGTAGCTAATGGTGTTGAAGCAGCGCCTGGAGCTTTGGTTCCCGGTTCGCTTGTTGATCCGCAGACCTCAACCACTGGCGATCCGCGTGGTACTTACGCCCCGACTACTGCACTCAATGGCAGTAACCGGATTATGGCTAAGTTCCAGCCGTACAACATCCTCAATGCCAATGGCAACGGGGGATTGCACGGTATGCAAGCGGCCTAAACCCGTCATTCGTGACGGTAGGGAGTGGTCTAAGCGTATATTCGTCCTTGCGTCGAAACCACTCCCGCTTTCTTTGAGGGGTCGTTATGCTCAAGACACTAATGCAACTGACTGTTGACACAGAACGTATGCTTTATCAAGCTGCTGGTGTCAACACTCAAGTGTATGCTCAAGATGTCATAATGCAAAAGCTGCAACACGCTTTTGACCATTGCTTCACAGCGAAGTTTTGGCCCTCATTTGTTCGACGCGAGGCAAGGATGCTGGACGGGATTACGGGGAAACCTGTGCTCCCGTTCAGCCTCATTAAAGAGTGGAAAGATGTCAGCGATGTCTTTAGAGCGAATAGTCAACACCCAATCCCCACCATGCCCCTCAGCTACAACCTGTTGGGTTTGGTTGATGGAACGACTCCAAGATTTCTCGAACCTACAGCAGACGCGACGCTGTTCACAGTCTATCCGCTAGGATCAACAGGCAACATTGTGGTGGTTGGACGCGAACGCCCTGCTACTGAGTTCATTATGACAGATATAGTGCCGTTCGACAGCCTTGCGCTGTGTTACTATGCCGCCTGGGATTACCTAGTTGATGATGCAAGTAATGCTGGCGCCGCTGCCAAGATGCAAGGGTTGTTTGATAGCAGAATGAAAGCTCTTGAGGACTCAGAGTTCGACAACGTGGTGTTACTGAACCCACGGAGCGAACAAATCCCTACACAGTGGAGTTGATATGCGCTTAGAGAAGATCATGCCTAAGCAATTCCGCATATCACAGAACTTGCGGCCAGTAACGCTGCGTGAGTTCAGTGGTGGATGGAATGTGCTTGACGATGATATGAACCTAAGCCACAAGTACGCCAGAATAGCTTACAATGTCTATGCTGACAGCGATGGAAGCGTATCGGTGAGGCAAGGCTACAGGTTGTTTGCTAACTGCCTCCCCTATCTCTCCACTCCCTCGTATGCAGTTGATGCTTACTACTTCAACTCAGCACTCATCGTTGTGTTCAGCAACGGAGAGATCTGCAAAATCCTTGGCAACGGCTTAGTATCAGTGATCTGGAACGAAGCTATTGCCAACACACTCCCTCATCCTCCTGGAAGTCCTATAGTCACTGGTTGGCACTCACTTGACTTCGTGTCATTTGCAGAGTTCAATGACCACTTGGTGATCTGCAATGGTCAAGAGAAGCCTCTGGACATAGACAATCAGTTCAGAGTGGAATACTTACAAGACGCAGCTACTAACAGCAACCTCAATGTGCCTATCTGTAAGTACGTCACTTCTATTAGCCGCTACTTAGTAATGGCTGGTGATCCGCTAGAGCCTGATCGTGTTCACATTAGTGCTCGTGATGCTCATGGTACATGGTACGGTGACGACGAGCCTAATGATGGCACAAGGCTTGATGTTGGCTCTATCCTGTCAGGTGCAACAACCATTCGCGGTCTGCTTACCTTCCGTGGTAAGCTCATTGTGATGTTCGCAGAAGGTCTGCTGTTTGGACAGTTGGGGGATTACGATGAGAATGGCAATCATACTCCCAACTTTGAGGACGGAGTATCCGGTTATGGCTCAATCTCTCATCGCAGTGGGATTGCTTACGGTGACGATGGGCTGTTTATGGACCTTGAAGGAGTGCCTAGTATTAAGCGTACTGCACTGTCAACGAGTTTCAAGCCGGAACGGGTTTCCGATCTTATTGATCCAGAGATAAAAGCAGCACTGAAGCCTCTTAGCTTTGAAGCGATGGAGAACCATGTCTTTTCTGTCTACAACAGAGCCAACGGGCAATTCATGTTGTTTGTCCCCAACGCAGAGACAGTCGCTGAGACAACCGAAACTAAAGCATTCGTTTACGGTTATCGCCCATCACTGCAACAAGATGCTTGGAGCCTATACGGCAACTGGAACTTCACTTGTGGAGTACGTTCACTCACCGGACGCGTATTCTTTGGTGATAAGGATGCCAAGATTTGGGTGTTAGGAAGTGACGATGACCCAATCTACACAGACAATGGCGCTCCTATACCCTTCGATTGGGAGTTGCCGTGGTTGGACTTCGGACAGCGAACAAAGTCTAAGACTTCTAAACATATATCTTTTGATACACGCGGGTTGTCCGAGTTCGACACTCGAATGTACGTTGATAACTTCTACACCAACGCAGGAGTTGACAGTCCCGCACTCACAACTGAGTTTAGTGGAGGGGGACAAGGACACTTTGGTGGAGGACCACAACCTTATGGCGGTGGACGGAACACTGCTCGTAAGTGGCATTACGTCTGGCCTTGCAAGTTCCAGATAGCGAAACTTAGGTTCAGTGGATTGAGCGATGCAGGCTTAAGCTTCGTGTCGATCTCCCTGCACTATCTCCTTGGGGGGATCAACAGATGAGCATTTACGGATACACGTACAAGGGCTTTAAGCTCATCGACTTCAACTCCGACAACTGGCATGGGGATGAATGGTACAACTGGACACTCCTGGACAGCTTGCTAGAGGCTACCTTCGGTGACGTACCTCTCCCTGTAGTGGGTGGGACTGCTAATGCAATCACATTGGACTATACACCGGATCGAGTGCTAGCTAATGGCCTCACTGTGGTGTTCATCCCTAATCTTTCTCCTACTGGTCCAACTACTATTGCAGTAGATGGCCAAGCAGCGAAGCCACTACTCGTGTTAGGCATCCCTGTTGCAATGGGAGACTTCCTAGCTGGTGAACCTGTTAAGGCAATCTACAATGGAACGAGCTTCAACACTGTAGCACCGCTGAAGAAGTTCTCACAGATCAATATCATTGCTGGACCTAGCGGTGCTTCTCCTCATCTTGATGCCAATGATTTAGTGATCTCCTCAAATCAACCAGCAGGAATAAGTATACTCACTCCCAACAACTCAACAGGCACGATAGCGTTCGGTGATCCAGAGAATGCTCTCGCTGGCTACATACAGTACATTCACACCACTGATGAGCTTATCTTTGGTAGGAACGGTATCGCTGCTCTAGGGATAGGCCCAACTGGCCTCAGAACATTGGGTCCAATCAGAATGGACCTCACTGGTGTCAATGACTTCGTTATTGCAGAGGATACTAGCCCTAACACAGTTAGACTTGGATCATCTGCCACCATCAATGGGCTTCAGATAGATACGGTATCAGGTCTGACTACAATCCATAGCGGCCTGAATGTCACTGGCACTACCTCTATAAGTGGTAATCTGCTTGTTAGCGGTACGATCACAGGCAACCTTGCTAACCCGCTTCCAATCACACAAGGTGGTACTGGAGCGGCCACTGCTGCTGCTGCTCGGACTAACTTGGGCCTTGGCACCATTGCCACACTGAACACGATCAACAATGATAATTGGGCTGGTGCTGATCTTGCCATCGCTAATGGTGGTACTGGCGCTAGTGATGCTGCTACTGCCAGAACCAACCTCGATGTGCAGCAGTTTGACGCAGACTTAGCCGCTATAGCTGCACTGACTACAACTGCGTTTGGCCGCTCTATGCTGACTTTAGCTGATGCAGCAGCAGCACGCTCACTCACTGGTGCAGTTGCTGGTATAACAGCGTCCTTTGCTGCTAACGTACTAGATATACGTCTTGGTTTCAGCACCGGACAGACCATGATGATACAGGCTGGTATCGGAACACTTGGTCCTGATGGTCTAGGTGTAGTTACCTTCCCAACGCCTTACTCTATTGCTCCGTTTGCAATGGCTAACGGTGGGTTGAGTGTTGTGTCTGATGATAGTGATGTCCACAACTACGGAACGCCTACTGTCTCCGGTATGAATGTCATCAATGGTGGTGGTGGTACTGCCACTTACACTTGGATCGCAATAGGACAACTGTGATGAACTTTGCTGATGTAATGAGAAATGCAGAGCAAAGCAGGTTGGCGCGGGAAGCCTTGCAGCCTGCAACTCCTGCTCCTGCGGCACCCGCAGCGGTAACGCCTCCGCCAGAGATCATTGATCCTGCTAAGATGGCGATGGCTCGCAGTGCTGCTATCAATAGAGCAACGCTCAACTTGCGCGCACAAGGGCTTAATCCTGCACTCTACATGGATCAGATCAACGCAGAGTTCGATAGAGCAGCAGAAACTGCTATGTTGAGTAAAGACCCTTACTCAGTGTTCGGTGACGACATCGCAACAAATGTTGTGAAAGCTGTCAACGAGGACAAGAGGCGCGAGTTCACAAGCAGCTTCGAGAACAAGTTTGGGCAGAGTGCTGATCGAGCAGCCTTACCAAGCACCATGCTAGATGATGCCATCAACAACATCATACAGGGCCAGCAGACTGACGCACAAAGAAAGCTAGAAGCTGGTAAGGCACGAGGTATCTACAACGATGTAGGATACAATGCTGGACAGCAAGCGATCAATACCGCTGCGGGAACAGCAAGGTCCGAACTTGGTAATCTTGGTAGTGGCCTTATAGATCAATGGCGCGGTGGTCTTAACGACATTGACACGAAAGCTTGGGACGCTTACCAATCCTTTACTCCAGGCGATACTACCTTCTCCCTTGATCCGTACATCGGAGACAGGACTGACTATCTAGGCCGCACCACTTCAGGTGCAGAAGGTGCTCTTCGCAGCACTATAGGCGGAAAGAACTTCTTTGACTTTGGGAAGATCGGCGGTGCTGTTGGTGGTGCACAGGGAGCACTCAATCTGCGTGATACTGATGTAGCTACCGCACTAGGGGAACGTAAGAGACTTAACACACAGAGCAGAGGGCTAGGCTCTCAAGGAGCGTTCTGATGCCACTTCCATTAGCAGCAATCGGTGCTGGATTAGGAGCAGCTGGCTCTATTGCTGGCTTCCTTGGTGACAAGAAAACTAACAAGCTTGCTAAGAAGGCTTATGAGGATCAGAAGAAGCTAGCTGATAAGCAGTCTGGCATCGCTGACTACATCAGTCAGTTAGCGAAGCAAGCAGCTACTACTTCGTCCGATGTCTACGATCCTAGTGGTGGGTTTACTCGCTTCAACCCTGCTACGGGCAAGTACGAGTATGCTCTAGGAGCAGAGCAGCAAGGCATACAAGGTGCTTCGTACGGAGAGGAACTGTTACGTAACACAGTCGATCAAGGAGTGCGACGCCAAGGACTGCTCGACGCAGAACGAATGCGCCAAATGGCGAGTGGTCGGGCTGATAGAGCATTAACTGATATTGACGCGGCTCGACGAGGCATTGGGATGGTTGATCCCGCTGCCGTTGCTGGTCAACTGATGGCTAGCCGTACAGGCCAACTCAATGCAGGATATGACGATGCTGAACGCGCTGCGAGAACGATGCAACTCCGTACTGGATCTAGTGCAGTTGGTGACGCTCTTACTTCTCTTGCGCGTGATAGGGTTCGTGCACAAGCAGGTTTGGGTACGCCTGGCCTCGAAGGTCTTGAGTTTGCGGAAGGGATAAACCAAGGACGCAATCAGCAGAACTACGGTGTGTATGGACAGATGCACGGCATTGGTAGCAACTTCTACGATGCACAGTTTGCTCCTTCTACGTACGAGCAACTTGGCAGAGAGAACCTAGGGAAGCAGATGGACTTTGACATGAGCAAGCTCGATCTTGCTATGGGTGGAGGCTCACAAGCTGGACAGACTTTGGCTAATGCTGGAACTGGTTTGCGCCAAGGCTACGATGCTTTCGCCAAAACACGTGTTGCGTCTCCAACTAGTAAGCTACTTACTGGTCTAGGCAATGCTGCTAGTAGCTTCGCTAAACCACCAACCGGAGGCTAAGTTATGGCCGACACAGCAGGTAAGCCGAGGGAGAGCGTTGCTCTAAGGGCTAGGAACAAGCGTCAGACTACGACCATTCCTACTCCAGAAGTGCAGCAGTATGGAGTTTTCACTCCAGGGTATGCAGGGTATTTGCAAAGCACTGCTGCGGATCAGAGCCAAGGCTCTAGTGCCGCTTTAGCAGCAGCTAATGCTTGGGCTTTACGCAATGAGAAGAGAAATGAGCAGGAGGGATACGCCCAAATGCTTAAGCGCGCACAGGATTTGCAGATCGACGCACAGAAGCGTGATCTCTTCGCTGAAAGAGAAGCTGATATAGGTGATCGCAACCTTCAGTATACTCAGGAAGGTATTGGTGGTCTTGAGACTGTAGAAACTGATCCTGTAACGGGTGAGAGCAGGATCGTTCGCAATCCGTTGCAGCAACAGGTTGGCAACGTGTACAATCTTGGTATGAAGCGTGCTGAGACGCTCGACAAGTTTGCTACCAGCTTCAAGACACTTGGTGAGACTGGCACTACTCTCTCCGACGAAGCCAAGCAACATCTGATACGTGATCCTGTCACTGGTAAGTTGCCAGAGCTTGTGAAGGGAATGAATGTAAGCGACGAGATTGATGCTTACACAGAGGACACTCCTGAAGATCGGTATCTTCGTGACACTACCGTTGCAGAGATTAACCAAAAGAACAACGGTGGCGTAACTGTTGAACAAATCTTCAATCCTTCTGGAGTGTCGATGGGGCTTAAGTGGACTTCTAAAGCTGGTGCTGGTGCGCTTGCTCAAGCACAAGCAGAGGCAATGGCTGCTGGCATTGATCCTAAGACTGGCAGAGTGTTTAGGCGAATGGCGCCTTCACCAAGCCCTAATGCTGGTGCACAGGGCGGCGCTGCACCAGCTACATCAGCCGCTGAACCGATCCGTGGTGATCTCACTGATTACCGCGATGCTGGCTATGACGCTATCGAGAACAGACTAGAAAGGAAGTACGGTCTACCACAAGGATTGATGAAGCGCATCCGTGTGTTTGGTGAACGTACCAATGCTACTGGTCCTAGAAGTGTATCACCGAAGGGTGCTCGCACTGTGTATCAGTTCACTCCAGGAACGCGTGACCACTTCATCAAGCGGTGGAAGATTGATCCTTGGTCTAGTCCTCAAGCTGCTGCTGAGAGTGCAGCTATACATCTGAGTGACAGCATCAAGCGCGGCCAAGACCCTGTGTTAGAATACAATGCAGGACCAAAGGCGCGTGGTGCATGGGGATCGAAGGAAGCACAAGACTATAAGCGTCGAGTGGACTCTCCAGAAGCTTACGCAAGTGTTCGTCCCTCTGCTGATCCGAACAACATCCGTGTTACAAGGCTCAGAGCACTACCACACGTAGCTGATGTAAGTGTCGATGATGCTGGTATTATCACAGCCAAACTGAAGAACGGCAGGGTTGTGAAGTACGACAAGGGGAGACGAGTTGGCTAAGAGATATGTCGGTGGCCCCACTGGTGGTGCGTACATGGCGTACGACTACTTGTTTGGTCCTAACCAGCAATGGCTGAAAGACGCTAGACAAGTTGGTGCAGGACTGCACGAGCTTGTAACTGCTGATGTGGACAAGCGTAAGGGCCACTACAAGCCTGCGATCATCCCACAGACCATTGGTATACCAGCAATGGTCAAGAGCTATATGCCTTCTGGACAGGCTAGTACTGAAAAGACTGGTAAGCCGTTCTCCGGTAACAACATTGCCGAACGAGTGCTGAACCAAGCTTACGAAGAAATGGATGTAGCTAGAGAGGCGGGCAACGAGCTTGCTGGTGTTAGTGACCCTACCAACTTGAAGGAGTCACTGCTACGTTATGGCTTACCGAACCTCATTAGAGGTCCAGTGGGACTGCTCGGTGCTACTTCCAAGGGTGGTAAGATACTCAAGACGCTGAACAAGACTCCAGGCATCATCAGAAAGCCTGTTAAGGTTGCAGCAGAGCTTGCTACTCCCTTCAGACAGACTAAGTTGAGCACTGCTGTACCATTGGCATCTGCTGTACATGGTACTCTAGATGTCATAATGGACAAAGGCACTACTGCTGATGGACAGGAGTACGATGGTACTGTTCCAGAGCTTGTGCGTGGCCTGACAGGCAGAGACAACGCACCAGTAGGTTCATCCAAGGAGGAACAAGCACAGCTACAAGAGTTAGATCAACTCATGTTGAATGACGCTTACGAAGCTGGTGAGATTACTGATGAAGAGATAGATGCGTACATTGCTTCGCCACCCTCTGTAGAGGATGAGGCTGCAACAGACAGTGCCGTGTGGAACGAGAAGGCTAAGGATGCAGGGATATTCTTGACTGCTGCACTAGGAGCAACTGTTGGGCATCGCAGGCTTGGTAAGATCGCCAAGACACACCTTGAAGCTCGTAAGGCTGCTATCAATGATCCTCGCAACGTCGGTAAGTTCGATGATCCTGATGATTATGCAGAGACTGCACCTATTGACGTAGATGCTGACGTACCGGAACGCTCCGTTGCACCAGCGGGTAGAGAAGCTTCTGAAGGAGAGCCACAGTACGTTGGTACTAAGTGGGAAGGAAGAGAACACGGACTAGGTGATCGTGCGATCGGAGGTGCGTTTGAAAAGACACGCCCAATCACTACTATGGCTGATCGCTTCCTTGGTAGAAACCAAGCTAAGAAGTTCGGCTTTAGGTTGGATGCACTCACCAACTCTTCTATTCAAGCTAGGTTCTCTCACTGGCTCCGCACAGGTGAAGCTCCAGGCTCTAATATGAGGACAGAAAGCCTTGGTGCTTGGTCACGCACATTTGCTGATGAGTTGGATGGTGCTGAACAGCTCCGTGTGAACGATGCACTTGTAGCAGCATCATCGCTAGACGACATCAATCGTACAGGCAATCATGCTTCTCTGTTTGAGGACAAGTTTGGGAACAGAGTTAATCCAAGGCAGATGCAGCAGCTAGTAGACAGTGTAAAAGCTGATCCCAAGTTGGGTAAGTACTTCACTCAGATACAGAAGTTCTACGATGATAAGCTGCGCTATGAAGTAGATCGTGGGCTAATCTCACAAGCTGACTATGCTAAGATGCGTGCTGAGAGGCCCAACTACGTGCCACTGAAGGGCAACTTACAGCAAGAGGCTCCGTACTCTCCGTTTAGCATGAGATACTCTGCTAACGAGGACGCTAAGAACGCTCGTAACCTTCTCCCTGAGACTGGTCTTAAGGGAAGTGAGGGTGTTGCTAATCCTCTCTCAATGTTGTTCGAGCAATGGTCTGACACCATTCGCAGAGCAGAGACAAACGAGTTTAGGCGTGAGTACCTAGAGAAGATGAGCAACGCTGGTGCGCGTAAGAAGAACGGCGACCTAGTTGTACGTAAGCTCAGAGGCGATCAGACTGGTCGTGATGTACATGAAGTACAAACGCCAACAGGTGTTGTACGATATGATGTCACCGATAGCCAACTAGCTAGTTCACTGCATCTAAGTCCTAGAGAGACTGTTAAGTACCTCGAAGAAATGCGCCAGATGTATCAGAACTTCACTACTGGTGCTGTAGCTACTGGTCGTAACCTGTTTGGGCTTGTCGCTGCACCAATCATGGATAGCATGGCTGCATCTACACTTAAGGGTAAGAGCCACAAAGTCGGGTTGGCTAATCGTCTGTTCGCTGGTGGTCACATCGGAGGTGTTCGTGCTGCGGGTGACATGATCGGGCGTGAAATGGCAACACGGATGCGTATGCACATGATCCGTGAGAACTCGTGGCTCCGTGATATGCTAAACAAGATGCCCAACGGAGCAGAGAGGTTCACTACATTCCTGGAGAACCATTACAAGCAGTCTACACTAGCTGACATGGACAGGATGGGAATTACCTCTAAATCTGCGTGGGGATCACAAGACCCAACTCATGTTATGGAAGGACTTGAAGGACAAGTCCCTGAGTATGCTCGTCAGCAGTCGCAGAGAGTAATTGACGACATCAACGAGTCACTGAATGATCCCAATGGAGGCATTGGTGCTATCCGTGGACGCATGAGTAAGATCAACAATCGTTGGGTACAAGCTAAGACAATGCCATTCATACGTCAGTATGGTGGACTGTTAGAGGCAATGCACAATGGAGCGCGGTATCAAGCGGTGAGAGCTAACAAAGGCAGAGTGAGAGACTTGGATGAGTTTATCTCTGATATGCGTCGGCTCTCTGCTGACCCTTCTATTCACGGATCAAGTAAGGCTGTGAACTATCTAGCATCAGCCAACCTGTATGGTCCTATCTCACTAGCTACGCTGGCTCAAGTAGGGAAGAGGTTCAAAGAAGATCCACTCAACTTCGGCCGCAACGTGACACAGACTGGTGCCACTGCTGCTGCTATGTTCTACTTGTCTCAATACTACGATGAAGAGGCAAGAGCGAAGCACCAAGCAAAGACACCTCAACAGAGAGCGAACAAGCTCACTATGTTTGGTGGTGCAGAATTGCCATTGGATCAGCTACAACGGCTCTTCTTAGGTGGTGTCATGCCAATCACCGATCAGATGAGTGGCATGAACACTGGAGAGTGGGACGAAGGCTTCATCAAGTCTATGCAGAAGATGGTGGAGGGCGAAGGTCCACAGATGGACGAGGAGGCATGGAAAGATTGGGAAATGAGGTTCAATGAAGCTCTAAGAGCTAATATGCCTAGCTCGCTGTTAGCGGCTGGCGTGAACCTTAAGCCCGAAGGAGGGCTACCGGGGATCAAGTACACTGGCGATGCTAGTAGCATACCACCATTACAAGCACTGATGGGTGTTATGGGTGTGGACCCCGGCATGAGCACACTCACAGGTGAAGTTGTCGGTCCCAAGACACAGAAGATCACTGGCCTGGAGGCTGACGCAGATCGCCCTGAGAGTTTGGTGGGATCACAACAAGAAGTGATAATGCGTACGCTGTTCTCGTCTGCTGGTGCTGGTCTATTGGAAATAGCAGAAGATGCGTGGAGGCTTCTGAACGACAAAGATCCTGACAACGACAAGCGTGCTATGCAAATGGTCACAGATCAGTGGAAGGAAGGAGCACAGAAAGGCGCTGGACCTCTGAAGCCTCTCTTCGGTGATCGTGCAGAAGGCAAAAGTGCTGCTGATACCAACTACGCACTGTTGAAGGACAGGGATAAGGGTATTGAGACTGCTAACAACTTCCTAACACTAGACTATAAGACAGGTGATTACACCAGTGCCTCACGGTCTAGTGCCAGGATTGGTCAACCTATTGATCCAAGTGCGATGGAGTTACGCACAGACTTAGCAGGGACAGAAATGCTGCACATCGGTTCGATGGCTAACAGGCTGTACATCGACAACAACAAAGCCAAGGAAGAGATTAGACAAATCTCGAAGCGGATCGAGAGCATCAAAGCTGCAACGAACAAGACTATCTCAGAGAAGAACGCAGAAGTTAATCCTCTTGTAGATGAGGTCAAGTATCGCCGTATGCTGATGTTGCAGAGTGTGCGGGAGTATGAAGAGACGATCTCTCAGGACATTGGGAGAGAGTTTACATTCGAGGACTTCAACCCAGAAGAGTATCTACGTCCGTTCAGCCCCCCGCAGTAGGGGTAATGGCATTGAGAATGGTATCGAGAGCGTTGCTAGACACTAAGCCTTGCTTCGCTCTCCATATCGTAGTTGGTCTACCGCGACCCACACTCACGTTCTCAAACTTCTGTACCATCTGAAGCTCGTGCATCACATCGAGGGCGGTTCGTGTGTGTTCGGCGTCCATAAATCGTTGCACTGCTTTACTGAGTTCGCTGTGCTTGATGCCTCCGATCCCCGCCGCAAGGAGCTTGTCTCGTATGGCGTCAACTCCCAGGACAAGTCTTGAGTTGGTGCCCGTGCCTTCAAATATCCCGGCACCATCTTCACGAGTTTCGATAACAACTTTAATCGCAGTGGTAATGTGATAAGCTTGTATCTCCCAAGTGCCGTCACTAACGCATAGCAAAGCAGCCACGCGGAGGATGTGACTATCCTCCCGACTTTGGAAAGAAGCTCTGTAAGGATCACGTTTCAACTCCCTGTGTTTGTACCATGACTTGAAGCGTGACATCGCTCCTTCGCTGAGTGCGATAGTGGGAAACTTCTTTGCTTCCTCACTTATAGTAGCGAGGCGCAGCAACAACTGTTGTCTTATTGCATCGTCAGACTTCGTGGGCCAAGGGGCAGTACGCTTTGGTTTCTCGCTGACCACGAACACCACTCGTGAGGTGAAGCCTCCCTCGATAACATCGGGATTAACAGCTCGCAACAGCCATGAGGGTGTCGAAGCAGAAAGGAAGTTAACGTGTACATCCCGAAGTACTGTGCTACCACGAAGAAGGGTTCCGCCCCCAACCCTGAGCGAAGGACAGTCGTAAAGATCAGTGAGAAGGGTGGGCATGGTTTCGACATACTTCTCTTTCCCTAGAAACTTCACCATTTCATCTATTGCGATTGACGCTCTTGCGGAACCGAACTCAATGGATTGCAGAGCAAGATCAAACTCGAGTTTTTCAGGTGTGATCTTTGACTCGATGAGTTGGTTGGTATCGTTACACATTCCACGTATAAAGGATACCGCCCTACGGACTGCCGTTGACTTTCTAGTAACTCCCGACTCAGCAACCAAGACACAGTAAAGATTAAGATAAACAGGAGCGGAAGGCCGATCAACAGCAATATCTCTCCCGAGAGCCACCGATATACACCATAGTGCTGTCCAGAAGTCGTAGGCGTAGGGAGTTTCGGAGTTTTCCGAAAAGGCAAGATATTGTCCGACAAAGGAGTCCTCCCTCGCTAACTTCTTGTAGTTGACTCTAGACATTAGTTCTGATCTGCTTCCCTAAGCAAGCAATAGCTTGTTGAAGGAACGCTTTAGCATCCGATAGGTACGGATCATCAGCAGTGACTTCAGGAAACTGGTCTAGGTTGTCCTGAAGCGCCTTCTCTAGCTGCTCTGGCGTCTTGGCTTTAGGCATTGGCTTATCCTTAGTTAAAGTTCAACATTGCAAACTCTCCGTGATACTTCCTGGCAGCTTCATCATATGCTCTTGCAGCTTCTAGGTCTGTATCAAAGGTACCAATAACAATTCTGCGCTCGTCGTCTCTTATGCGTGCTTGGTAACGACCATTCGGACGTAGTGTAACGCCGCGATAGCCCTCACCCTGCACCCACTTGTTGCAGTTATTCTGTTTTGACGTTGCCAAACGTATGTTAGACCTTTGACAATTCAAACCGTTACCATCTTTGTGGTCTACCTCAACTCCAGCAGGAGCATTTAGTAGGAACCTGTGCAACAGCGTATCAGGGTTGTCAGCCTTGCCAAGACGACTGCGAGCGTAACACGTGTGGTTCTTTATACTAACAGACCAGTTGTATTGTGACACAAGTTCGTAGTCCTCGTCATCGACAAGAGCAACATAGCCTCTAGTCAGTTGTATCTCTTTCATAAACCCCCGCAATCTCCCGCGCCTTATCGCACTTCGGGCGCGGGGGTGCAACACCTGTTGTTAGAGCTTCTTGACTTCTGGAGCCTTCTGCTCGTTCTCTTTCTTCAGTCCCAAGTCGGTAACTGTTCCCGACTCGTCTCCAGCGGAACCATCTTCCACGGGGAGTTCTTCTTCCGGTGTCGGATCTTCAGGTGAAGGATTGCTGTCCTCACCATCGACTTCGCCACCGTCACGGCCATGCTGACCGGGATTGTTTGCACCACCGCTTGACGAAGTAGTGTCACCAAACACGTGACCCGCAGTTACATCGTGTAGATGCTGATTAGCACCTTCGATGGCTTGGTCTGTGCACATGGCGTTCACTTCTTCTGCACTGCGACCAGCGCGTTCTTCTGCATCCATCGGATCACTACGCAAGTCGCGTGTCTGCTTCTCCGACTTATCATCACTGTAGCCAGAGCCAGCACGCTTGCTGTCTTTCGTTTTGGGACCGAAGGTTTTCGTGTCCTCAACTTTTCTGTCAGTCATGCTTCTACCTTTCTTAACGTGCTCCACCGATGAACGCCCTTCTCATCGGCTTCGCTACACTTGAGATCACATGGAATTACTAACTCCCTAATCTGACCGTCCATGCCTTCGATCAGTAGAGGTTCCAGCGCGTGTTTCTTCATCACGCGTCTAACTGTGTCGCCATGACCCCGCTTATTAAGAGCAATAAGGGCGTCGTGGATATTGAGTGAGATCCTTGCACTATCTCTAGGCCAATCAGGGTCAGTGTGACACCGATAAATAACCCTGGCAACTTTATCACCAATGGTAGACTGAGGATAGAAAGCAATAACAGGTTCGAGGGCATCATCACTGAACTTCTCCTGTAAGATCCATCGCCTCCCGTATGCGTTGTATATCCTCCGTTTCTCTTGCACTTGCTTGATCTGCCATTCCCACCACTCTTGTATCTGTGGGTTCGTCTTGTGATACTGGTGCCACAAATACTCTGCAACGCCATAACTGGTTTGCAGTGTAGTAGCCAACCGATCTGGCATCATGCGGTAGTTGAGAGCGTGACGACAGCGTTTGGCAATGTAACGAATTGAGAATGGAGCGAATGGGCCTTCAGTGCTGTAATCCGTGGCTGGTACATCCTCGTACGGCACGTTGAACATGATAGAGGCAAGTGCTCTATGACTATCAACGCTTGGGTCGTTGAATTGTTCCATCCAGTGCGGGATTACGGCTCTAAAACCGACAACTCGTGACTCAGCTTGTTGGAGGTCGAAATAGTTAAACTCGTATCCGGTGTCTGCAACGAACATATTGTGTGCCCGTCCCGGTTGGTTCTGAAGGTTAGTTCCAGTCCCCCAACCAGTACTTGCAGAGGAGAGCCTACCGGGGGCGGAGCTAACACCAGTCTGTTTATATTCACATCTAATTCGGTTATCTTCATCGACCGACATCTCCGCATAAGTGGATGAGAACTTCTGCTCTACAGCGAGGTTGTCAATGTGAAGCAGTAAAGCACGGCAATCGTCTGGAGTACGAGGATGATCCCGCATACGGCGACGGTTTTCCTTGTCAGTCGCCACTCCCCTTCCAACGAGTTTAAGTCGCTTGAAGAATAGTTCGGCCATCTGCTTAGGAGAATTAGGATTAGGACGAAATTCGACATCACCTGTGCAGTCAGCAACCATTGCAAAGTACTCATCACGCATTGCTCCAATAGTGACTTTCATATCCTGGGCTATCTGATCCTTCAACTCCTTGTCGATCGCCACTCCATGAACAGTCATATCGACTAGATGTGGTTGCAGGAACATCACATGATTGAAGAAAAACTCGCTGAGTCCTTGTTGCTCCAATTCTTGCAACATTTGTTGCTGACTAGCGAGCATGAGGCAAACATCTTTGACATTGTACACCCATTCAGCGTCAATATCGCCTGTTTCCTTCCAAATCTTGCCTTCATCCTTATAGAAAGGGTGCGTTGTATACTGCGTGGTTAAGAAGCCCAACGAATGGGGCATTCGGGGATACAGCGTGTGATGGGCCAGCATCGTGTCGAACCATATAGGCCCGAACCGCAATCTGTCCAGGAAATACGTCCACGACGAGTCGTACATTCCATTTTGAGTAACAAGACGCACGGACGGATCTGCTACGAGCT